CAAGGGTATAGAATTAAAGAACAAACAGAAGGAAGAGCGAGATGCCATAGACAGGGAGATACGTCAACTGACCACCAGCAACCAGGGCAACAACGCTCAGGCAGAAGCACAGATATCACGCAGCCAGCAGAAGATACAGCAGCTGATCAATCAGCGGGCACCACTGCAAACCGCTCAGGTCAAGATAGACGCGGAGATAGGCCCCATCAAATACATTGGGGAATTATTTGTGGACTTGGGCCTAGTGGACAAAGTGAACACAGACATAGCAGTGCGATGGGTGATTGTGTTGATAATCTTTGTGTTTGACCCATTAGCAGTGCTGTTGTTGATTGCAGCACAACAGAGTTTTCGTCAGCATTTTGCTGATAGAGGAGCACCTCCCGCTGCCAGCATACCCAAAGAGTTACCTAAACAACCTGACAGCGGCACCAAGCCAGTGAGTTCATTAGTTACCAAATTAAAAGGATTTAGTTTCAAAAAAAAAGACTTGACTGATAGTAATAACAGCACATTATCAGACCCAGTGCCACCTGCCCCTGTGCAAGAAACTGCAAAGAGTTTGAGATTCAGCGAGTTGTTTCCTAACTACAAAGCCGCTGTGCCTGTGCAGGAAGTGACAGTGGAACCCACTGAAACTCAAATAGACAATGACGAAGGTGAAGTGTTATTGATCAACAATGAAGAATTAAAAACACGTTTGGAATATTTTAAAAATCAAAAGGAAGCTGTGCATAAATGGAAAAGTGAACAAACCAATCCTGTGAACACCATTAAAAAATTAAGATTTAATTATGTCAGCGGCAGAACAAACAAACTGCCTTGGGAGACAGAAATCACAGATATTCCACCCATGCCCATTGAACAATGGAATCAGATGATAGAATCTGCAGAACAGGCCTTGGAGGAAGATCAAAAAAAAAAGGCTTACATAGTAAAAGAGGATCAAACACAGGTGCGCAAACTAACCAAATAGCATCCAAATATGTGCAGAATGAGGAACAGAGTCAAGACTCATTATGGCAAAAGATTCAAAAATAACACACTAATTAATACATAATGACTCAAATACACATTATCACAGCACCTGATCTACTGCTGAATAACAATTACAAAATATTGATGGTGTATCCTGACGATCAAATCAAAACAGACTTCAACAAACACGTGATTCAAATGGATCATGATATCAATCTATATCTGTATGAATCCGCTGACATCAAAACTGATTGGCTGATACAGGTGGCCAATCTAGTGGATGGCATACTGCTGAATGCAGATAGAATGAAAGAAGATAGATGGTTGCTGGGCTATTTGTTGTCATTGAATCATACCTATTATTTCACTGCAGATGTGAATGATCCTTATGTGTTGCTGAATAAAAATAGGATTTTTGATTGTGAACCCATGTTTGAACTGATTAAGAAAAAGTAACATGACTCTCAAAGCTGATCTTTGGTTTCCACAAATTGTATGGAAAGACACACTGACCAACATAGATAATTTGGCTGTGAAAGATTTTGTGCTGGCGGAACAAACACGCAATCAAGGCAAACACAGCAGCAATCAAGGAGGTTGGCAGAGCGAAGATTTTCTTGTTAATTCTGCTATACCAGATACAGTGGCCCACATGTTATTGATGTTGAATAATCAAGTGTTGGATGCTTCCAAACAGGCCGGACTGCCAGCAATTAAAATATGCAATTACTGGTTCAATGTGAATGTGAAAGGCAACTACAATACGGTGCACAATCATCAGCACAGCATATTGAGCGGAGTGTATTATGTGGATATACCTGATAACAACATGGGTGCAATTGAATTCTATCGTGATGATGATGCACAGTATTACATACCAGAAAACCTAAACAGATACAATCAATTCACCAGCACCAAAGCCACATACCAAGCACAAACAGGACTGCTGTTGATATTTCCCAGTTGGCTGAAACATTTTGTGCAGGTCAATCAAAGTGATAAGCCTAGAATTTCCATGAGTTTCAACACAGAAATACTGCAGAATTCTCACAGCAATTTTACCAAAAACTCTTGACAAAAGCAGTCTGATGCATTATATTAACATAGTCACTTGATTGTGACACTGTGTAATGAGCTTTATAGGCATTGCACAGCAACTCGCTAAAACAAAAGGAGAAAAACATGAACAATAGAGCACTAACTATCTTCAACCAACTAAGACCCGTTTCAGTGGGCTTTGACAATTTCTTCGATCATTTTGAAAGAATGTTCGATCAGGATTTTGAAATTCCTACTGTGAACTATCCACCATACAATATTGTTAAGACTGGTAAAAATCAGTTCAATATTGAATTGGCACTTGCAGGTTACAACAAGAAGGACATTGAAGTGACTGTGGAAGAAGGTCAATTGACTGTGAAATCCAAGAAAATGGAAAAAACACAATCAAAAGACTCCAATGGTGAGATACTGCACAAGGGCATCGCCAGCAGATATTTTGAAAGATCATTTGCAATCGCTGATGACATTGAAATCAAAAGCGCAGAGCTAAAGGATGGTCTCTTAACTATATCACTGGAAAAGATAGTACCTGAGGCTAAAAAACTCAGAACCATCGATATACTATAATATCAGGCGTGGAGTGTGGCAACACACTCCACATAAATACACATATGAGCACAAAGACAAACGTTATACTAGATGAAAAAGTAGAACAGATAGTCACTGAGCCAGACATGGTCAAAGTAATCATGCTGAATGACGAAGTCACTCCGGTTGACTTTGTGGTACAATTATTAATACAAATTTTCAAACACTCCGCAGAAACTGCCAAAGAAATCACCTTAAAAATACACACTGAAGGATCAGGCATTGTGGGTGAATACAGCTATGAAATTGCTGAACAAAAAACCAAAGAAGCTGTGGAAGAAAGTCGCAGTAGAGGATATCCCTTACAAGTAAGAATGGAATAAAATGAGCCTAAAGGACTTAACCTGGGAGCATCACAAAAATGCTGAACGTCAAAAATTCGTCAAGGTTATGTTCTCCGGTAAAATCGATCCCAAACTTTACGCCACATTTCTTTTCAATCAACATCAAGCATATGACCTATTAGAAGCAATGGCCATGGCACATGGCATATTCAATGACATGCCAGATGTGAGAAGAGCTCCTAAAATTTATGAAGATTTCAAAGAGCTTTGGAAAGATGACACACTGCCTGCTGTGAAAGACAGCATCAAAGAATACATACAACATTTAAAAACTATCAAAGACGACAAACAGGCACTGATGGCTCATGTATATGTGAGACACATGGGTGATTTGAGTGGTGGTCAAATGATACGCAAAAAAGTGCCAGGTTCTGGACACATGTTTGATTTTGAAAACATTGATTATGCCAAAGCTGTAATACGATCCAGAATCAACGATGACATGCAGGAAGAAGCCAAGAAATGTTTTGAGTTTGCCACAAAATTGTTTAGAGAGATGTTGAATGAAGAAACGATCTAAAAAGTTTAAAGATTTTCCTGGCAATTTGATCAAAGTAAAAGTGTTGGAAGATGAAATAGCACATCTCAAAACTTTACTGCAGGAACATGACACTGGTCACATATACACCACCATCGACACATTACAAGACAGAGTGCGTGAACTGAAAGGATTGTCAGTAGAATGAGTTTCATATGGGAGTTGCTGATTGATTGTCAGAACAACATTATCAATGAATTCAACAAAAGAGGCAAAGAAATCGAAGAGCCCGGCATGAGCAGATTCAATCAACCACAGAATGGTTGGATTAATCGTGTGTGGCAAACTGAAAATTGCAGACGCTGTCACATAGATGTGGTAGATGCCAGAGAGAGCAAAGCACTTTGGATGATGCACGTGTGTGTGTTTCCACATCTGCACAACAATGGTCCCATATTTGGATTTGATGTGATAGCAGGTGAAAATAAAATGACTGGTGCTTTTCACGATTTCAGTCGCAGTTCAGGAGGTGAAAATCATCCAATGATTGACTGGTACAAACACGCAGTCAGTGAATATGTGCCCAGCAAGGCTAGAACACTGCCGGAATGGGCCCGCAACATTTTTAGCTCTGCCATGATAGCCGCAGGCAATGTGAAAACTAATGAAGAAGCACAGGCCATAGTGAAACTGGCCACCAACAATCTACAGGTGTATTTTGACAGCATTGGACAATATGATCACACTGCCAAAATCGAAGATACAATTACAGCTCAAAACTATTATTGCCATAATCAGCAACAAAATCCGCACACTCCAAGGGTAATGAAAAGTCTTGGTTTGAATGAACAAGATGTGGAATTGTTCTGCACAGATGCACTGTTTCCGAAAATAAGATAGTTTGACTTCAAACATATTTTGTGTTATTATCATATGATGAAAGACCAATACAATAAAATACTGGACAAAACAGCAGTATTGTATGAAAAATCGCTTTACATATCCAGGTTGATCAACGACACTCCTGGTTCTTTAAGCAGTGAACAAATAAAATTTGAAATAGAAGATCTACAAGCTCTAGCAAGAGATGTGGCTAATGCTCAGATACTCAAGCATGATAATAACATTTGAAGGCGGCAGCGCTCAATTAAAAGATCTCACAGAAGGATTGATAAGATTTGCGGCTGCTAGATTGATGTCAAGCAAATTGATAGACAAACTCATAGTGGATGTAGAATTCAGTAAAAAACTTCTCAAAGAGGATGGTTTATTAGCAGAGATGGATTTTGATGATAGGAACCACTCACCTAGAGAATTTACATTGACTGTGGACTGCACAGTGCCGTTGAGAAGAATTATGGAGAGTGTAGCTCATGAAATGGTGCACGTGAAACAGTATGCCACAGGACAAATGGTAGAGATGTATAGAACAAAACAGATCAAATGGAATAAAAGAAAATTTAAACAAGAGCAATTTCCATATTGGGATCGCCCTTGGGAAATAGAAGCACATGGCAAAGAACTTGGTTTATTTGTGCAGTGGGCAGAGCACAGTGGATTGGCTTCACAGTCTTGGACACAGGAGCAGTATTTTCATAAATAAATTTCTACGGAGTATGTCACATGAAAAAACGTTGTTATTTCAAACACGTGGATCGCATCAAGCAGGCTCTTGCTCGCAATGCACAAGTTCGCAACTTTAAACCTACTCTGTATCAATCACGCACTTGGTTTAAAATACTGAATTCTCATGTGTTTAATAACACATTGAAAATACCTTCAATGACTGTGGCTAGACGCAAGGAGATCATGGGCCAATGCACAGCCAGTTGGGACGCTAGAGTGCTTGGTCGCAAAGGCAAATGGAATCAACGCAAAATACCCTACAGTAATCCCACTATCAGCTATCAGATAGACATGCATCATCGTTTTGACACTTGGCGTGATTTTTTAGAAACAATGGCTCACGAAATGGTTCACTTGTATCAGATGACTGTGTTGATGGATCCTTATGCCAATCACAACAAACACTTCTTTAGATTTAGAAATAAATTTAAAAAGTTTGGATTAAATTTGACGAGATAATAAACCTTATTTATCTATATTTGGATTAGTCAGGTGTTCTAGGGTGATTATTTCATCTTTTGGCAACACTGTGGTATCTTCTGTGTGTTTTCCTTGAGATTTACTCTTTGCCCACGATTTATAAGACATTTCTTTGTCGGCCTTATATTCTTGACGTCTAATTTGTCTTAAACTCTTTTTGGACATACAATACTTATCTTAAGGTTGACTTACATACCAAATAATGCTATATTTTAGAATATTTAACATAAACTACTAAAGACTGAATGAAAATTGAAGTGAGAAACAACAATGTGGAAAAGGCAATGCGTATCCTGAAGAAAAAGATGAAACGTGAAGGCATTTTTCAAACTATGAAGGAAAAAGAATTTTATTTAAAACCCAGTGCTAGGCGCAGAGAGGAACAGAAAAAAAATCGTGCCAACATGCGCAGAACAATACGTTTAAGAGAAAACAATTTATAACACATGAATTGGTTGACCTATGCAGTGCCTAGGGAAAGACTGCTGCACTATGTGGTGTTGTTGCTAATAGTCATGTATGTGGGACCTTATTTGTTGCTGAATAGAGATCCAAAATTTATTGAATTGGTTAATAATTATTTAATTTTTGATCTTTTGTACTATTTGTTTTTCATAAAATTAAGATTGACAGATGAGGAATAAGACAGTAAAATACACACATGATTAACAGAGTTCATTATAAAGATGTGTGTGATCTGACCTGCACAGACAATGGTCAAACACGCCCAGCAGAAGTGTTGAATTTTAATGCTAAAAATTTTTTAAGTGTCAGTTTGAATAGAACAGTGAGATTGGAAATGCGTTATGACGCCAAACATGATCAATATGTGGGCAATATGGCCAACATGGAATTCACAACCAAAGGACCACAAGTAATTTAATATGCCACATCTAGTGCCCATAGTAATAGAACAGGAAGCCAGAGGAGAAAGATCCTATGACATTTACAGTAGACTGCTGAAGGATCGATTGGTGATGTTGGACACAGAAGTGACTCCTAACAGCAGCAGTCTTATAGTGAGTCAATTATTATTTTTAGAGAGTGAAGACGTCAAAAAACCCATACATTTTTATATCAATTCACCAGGTGGATTGGTCACAGCTGGATTGGCCATCTATGACACCATGCAGTATTTAAAATCGCCAGTGTACACTTATGTGATAGGACAGGCCTGCTCTATGGGCAGTCTTCTTGCACAAGCAGGTGCATCTGGCTACAGGTATATGCTGGCTCATGCTAGACACATGATTCATCAACCATCAGGTGGCGCACAAGGACAAGCCACCGACATACAAATTCATGCTGAGGAAATCCTTAAATTGAAAAAGGAGCTCACTCAAATCTATGTGGATCACAATTCTAAAGGTAAAACTTTTGAAGAACTGAGCAGAGATATGGAGCGAGACAAATATTTCAATGCTCAAGAGTCACTTCAGTATGGATTAATAGATAAAATCTTAACCAAACGCGAATAATTTCGGAGGAAAGATTAATGAAAAAAAAGTTGACAAGATCCAGAAAATCTGCTAGTATATTATCAAGATTGTTTGGATTTTCAAACATATCTAATAACAAAGGAGTTAACTCGATGAGAACGAGAAAAACAACATCAATCCAAGACCGAGTACAAGCCGCTTTAGAAAGTGGTGAAGCTTTGACTGCATCTGCTATCAAAAATAGATTTGGTGCGTCTAATCCAGGTGCTGTAGTACAAGCTCTTAGATTCAGAGGTTTTCCAGTGTTTTTAAACACTAGCAAAACTGGATCTAAAGTTTACAGAACTGGTAAAGCTCCTAGAAAAGTAATCGGAGCAGGATATCAAGCCATCGCAAGAGGCTTAATTAAAGTAGACTAATTCATAGCTACTTTCTGTTAGTTAGAACAAAAGGGCAGTTCCAAAGACTGCCTTTTTGTATGATGTGCAAGTCATTGAAACATAAGACCTTTTTGTTGAATATCACTGAAAATATCCATTGATTTTTTTGGTACAAGAAACTATACTATGATAAACAAACAAGGAAGGCACACATGACAAAAACTATACCCAATCCTTTTCCTATCACACTGATGGACAAAGAATCAGTTGAAGTAAAAAATCCTTACTCAGGCGCCAGTGTAATGTTGACACCACAAGCCACCGCAGTGTATGACTGCATCAAGGGAGCAGAAATGTTAGGACATCACAACACTGTGATGAAAGGATTAGATTGGTTCCGACAATACTATCCCAAAGAGTACATGGTATTATTAGATTGACTTTTGCAGTCAGAGAATATATAATACATAGACAGGCAAACACTAACAAAGGCAAAATATGAAAAGGCACATTTACGTTTTAGAAGGCACATACAGAAATAAAAAAGTTGAAAACGCTCTATTCCAAATGGTCAAACCCTATCATCCATATCCACACAAAGATGGTGGATTCGTCACAGTAAAAGTAGATGACTTAAAGGAGTTTCCAGGAGCCACCACTAATGAAATTCGTATCAGTGTGGACAATGAAAATCAGCTGAGAGACAAAGCCCCAGAACAACCAAAAGAAGAAACAGATCAAGAAACCATAGATAGATTAAGAAGAAGATTCGACATACTCACAGAAATGACCAAGGCTTGTAAAAGAGGTGATGTGCGAGCAATGATCGTATCTGGACCACCTGGAGTTGGCAAGTCGTTCGGTGTTGAAACTGTATTACAAAAACATGACATACTGGCCACACTGGGAGACACCAAACCCAAGTATGAAGTGGTGAAAGGTGCTATGAGTGCTTTGGGACTGTATTGCAAACTGTATCATTTCAAAGAGAGAGACAATGTGTTGGTGTTTGACGATTGTGACAGCATACTGTTGGAAGACCTATCATTGAACATACTGAAAGCAGCTTTGGACAGCAAGAGAGTGAGAAAGATTTGTTGGAACACAGAAGCATATAGATTGAGAGAAGAAGGTGTGCCCAGCAGTTTTGAATTCAAAGGCTCTGCAGTGTTCATCACCAATATTAAATTTGATAATGTAAAATCCAAAAAACTTAGAGATCATTTGGAGGCACTAGAAAGCAGAAGTCACTACATAGACCTTACCATAGATACCATCAGAGAAAAGATACTCAGAATTAGACAGATTGTGAAAGATGGCATGTTGAAAGAATATGAATTGGATGCAGACGTGGAAAATCGCATTGTGGAATTTGTGGTAGAACATCAGCGCAGACTGAGAGAGATCAGTTTGAGAACTGTGCTGAAAGTGGCAGATTTGGCCAAAGCATTTCCTGATACTTGGGAAGAAGTGTCCGTACAAACCATACTGAAGCCTAGATAATATGAGAACCCAACCACAGGATGTTATTGCTAAACTGGAAGCAGACAACAGTAGACTGGCCAAGGAAGCCATACTGCTTAAAGCCATGCAGGAAGGATTGAATGAATTCTTTGAAGGAGTCCGCATGTGTTTGGATAAACTTTACACATTTGGAGTGAAGCAAGTGCCAGAGAAAGACACAGTGATTCAAGCTCAAGGATGTGAATGGAAGATATTCAAACAGTTGGCAGAACAACTGCATCGCAGAGAACTCACTGGGCATGCGGCTCGTGATGCAATTAATCTTGTGATGAGTTCGGCCACTGCAGAACAATGGAATGGATTTTACAGAAGAATCCTAATCAAAGATTTAAGATGTGGCGTGAGTGAAAAAACAGTGAACAGTGTGGCTACCAAGAACAAATTTAAACAGTATCAAGTGCCTGTGTTTACCTGTCAACTGGCGCATGACAGTGCCAATCATGAAAAGAAGTTGGTGGGCAAGAAAATGTTGGAAGTAAAATTGGATGGAGTAAGAGTGGTCACCATTGTGTATCCTGATGGCAAGGTGGATATGTTCAGTAGAAATGGTAAAGAATTCACAAACTTTGGACACATTGCAGAACAAATATCACAAGTGGTTAAAAAAAGTCCACCTCCATATCCTGTGGTATTGGATGGAGAAGTGATGAGCGAAAATTTCCAGGATCTAATGAAACAGGTACATCGAAAGGAATCCAAAGGCGCTTTGGATGCTGTGTTGCATTTGTTTGATTTTTTACCATTGGAGAATTTTATGAAAGGCTTTTGGGACAAAAAACAGACAGATAGATCAGCCATGCTGAAGGCTTGGTATGAACAGCATAAAAGCAGTTTAAACGCCGTTACAGTGTTGGCACATGAGATTGTGGACTTGGATACAGCTACGGGACAAAAGACCTACACAGAGGTTAATAAGAGGGCAGTAGAGGGTGGATACGAAGGCATCATGATCAAAGATGTGGATGCTGCATATGAATGCAAAAGAAGTCATGCTTGGTTGAAATTGAAACCGTTTATTGAAGTCAGTTTAACGGTGAAATCCGTTGAAGAAGGCACAGGTAGGAATGTGGGTAAACTGGGTGCATTCATTGTGGAGGGTGTGGACGATAAAAAAATAATCAAATCAAATGTGGGCTCAGGACTGACAGATGAACAACGTGATGAGTTTTGGAAAGACAAAAAATCATTGATTGGGCAGGTGATTGAAGTGAGAGCAGATGCTATCACCCAGAATCAGGATGCTGTCAATGAATATTCTCTGCGTTTTCCAAGATTTATGAAATTTAGGGGATTTGAAAAAGGGGAGAAAATCTAAACATGAGCATCAATCAAACTGATATCATTAAAAAGGCAATGGCAGAAAATAGAAAACTGTTTTTGAGTGAAATGAAACAATTGAATGACAAAATTGATGCATTGGACGCAAGACTCACAAAACACATTTCTTTCATAGAGAATGTGTATGCACCACTCAGCAACAGCATCGATAAATTTAAAAAATTTTTTAAATAACATGAAGAAATATGTGATTGAAGTTTCTGTGGGTGACAATGTATCAGTGGGACGTTTTAGAAATGTTTTAACTAAAATAAGAGACATCACATTAGATGCACATGGACAGCCCATCATACACACCAACAAAGGTCCAAAAAAACTATTCAGTTGTAGATTAACCAAACTGGAACCAGGCACTAAAACACCTAAACAAATACTGCAGGAAAAAAGATGAGTCAGGACATGGCTCTGTGGTTTGGCATTGCATTGATATTTTTCATAGGTGCTTGTGTGGGCTGGTATCTGTGTGTGGTATGGTATGAAAAAAGAATATTCAGCATGATTGATGCCTGTCATACACTCAATGCTCACACCATATCAACCTTGGAAAAAACACTCGAAACCAAACGAGACATACAGGAATTATACAAAGAACACAAATCTTAAAGGTTGATTTTAGATTGTTTAGGCTATATAAAACTATTATGCTTGAACAGGATGATCCGGTGGTTGAAACCAAACGACCCAATATACAGGAAGTTATTCAAAGTCAATCACGCAGTAAAAAACAAGTAATAGAAGAGATCATCAATAAATTTTATGATGATCCTAAAAATTTTAGCCTCACAAGTTTTAATTTTTATGACATCCTAGTGAAAGCTGGAGTCAATCAAGCACACGCGAGATACATACGTCAAGACTATCAAGAATTTTTAGATGAAGTGCAAAGTATCAATAAAAAACCAGACAGCAATGCCAGCGAAGATGATTTGGATTTTCATCAACAATTGTTGGAAGCCTATGAAGATTTAACCAAACAGGATATTGAACTGTTGAAAGAATTACTGACCAGTTGTGTCAAAGCCTGTGACTTGATCATAGACACTGCCAAAGCCAACCGTAAACGACCAAAAAAACGCCACAGACCCAAAGAACGCATTGTGGCCAAACTGAAATACAAAATTAATGATGACAAATACCATGTGGTCAGTGTGAATCCCACTGAAATCATAGGTGCCAGTTATCTGTGGGTGTTTAATGTGAACACACGCAAAATAGGTCGCTATGTGGCCAAAA